TACACAAGGCTATTCGTCGGCAGCGTCAGATGTGTATAAGAGACAGATATATATAGGAGTATTTCCGTTCCCTAAGGTCACAGGGGTGAAGTAGTTGTGCGAAGCTTACGCACAACAACTCCTTCCCCTGACCTGTGACTAAAAGCAAAATTTTAAAGTTAAGAAAGGAATGGTAAAAAATGGCAAAATGCAAATCGACTTCAAAAGATAAAAGATTGAAAATTGCTAAGGGAATGCCACCTTTGAGGCGAAAACTTCCAAATAAAAGTTACAGTTACAAAAACGATCAGGTAATGGATTGGATTTCTAAGCGACCGGCATTGATTGATTATGTGTTGGATAAGTTAGTAGCTAACGGATACATAGTTTATGACCCGAAATTAAAGTTGTGGTATGGAGTTGATTATTTTGAAGAAAATGAAGACTGAATTTTTTATGGCGATGATACCGCCGACCGTAACTGCACAGGAACATAAGGTTATGGTAAAAAACGGCAAACCTGTTTTTTACAATCCGCCCGAGGTGAAACAGGCAAGAGAAAAGCTCACATCACATTTGGCAAAGTTTAAACCGTCAGAACCGTACAAGTCGGGTGTCAGGTTGATAACAAAGTGGTGCTTCCCTCGCGGTAAACATCAGGACGGCGAATATCGTACAACAAAGCCCGACACAGACAATTTGCAAAAAATGCTAAAAGACTGTATGACCGCTCTCGGATTTTGGTCTGATGACGCACTTGTTGCAAGTGAGATATGTGAAAAGTTTTGGGCAGAGGTTTCGGGTATTTACATCAAGGTGGAAATGCTGTGAATATCTCGGAAGTTAAACGCAACCTTGAAAGAACCGTGCTGTACAACGGTGCAGAATACGTTCTGAAAGGCTGTATCATCAGACGGAATACAACGGGTCGGTTTTACTATCAGGTAGAGCTTATGGACACCAAAGCCAAAAGCTCGTTGATTGTAACTGCACTTGATAAGATTGACGAAAGGAGAGAAAGCATTGAAAGCGAGAATACCGCCTAAGATTCCGAAACAGCTTAAACAGGAAGCTGAACGGATTGCAAAAAGCGCATATGAACAGATCCGAGAGAAAGAAAACAAAGACATCACACGCAGAGTATTTAAAACAATGCTGTATGCCTTGTATAAGGATTTCGGCTTTGGTCGTGACAGATGTGCGAAAGCTTTGAGGTCGATGACCGAGATAGTCGAACACTCCGACACTGACGAAGTGTTTTGGGAGCATATCGACAGGGTTGTCATCGACAAGCTGAAACTTGAATTTGACAAACGGGACTATACCGACAATGGAAAAGTTGTTAATTTTGAAGGAGAATGATAGCAAATGAAATACTATGAAATTAACGAAACCGCCGCAAGACAAGCCCGTGAATGTTGGTCTTTTAGAGATTATCAGCACGGCAGTAAAACAGCAGAATATAAAGCAAAAGTTGACGAGTGTTACAGTCTTGTTGATAAGTTACCCGACGACTTGAAAGAAAAAGGGACGACAATGGCAGACAGATACGCCCGTCGCCTTGCTGAATGGTATAACAAGCAATTCAGAATTGAAATGATGTGTCCGTCCGTGATGATTAGTGGCGGTAGTAATTTCCCCGTAAGAAAGAAAGAAAAGCAGAACGCCGCACGAGATAAGCACTATCAATTATATAATGAAATCCAGAAGATACCTAATAAGATTAAAACACTTGTGAATGGTACTAATATCATTAAATCGGGTGACGCAGATGCCATAGAGCAGTTGCGGAATAAACTTGCAAAAGCCGAAGCATTGCAGACAGAAATGAAAGCTACAAACGCCTATTATCGTAAGCACAAAACAATGAAAGGCTATAAAGATTATACAGATGAAAGAGCCACAGAGCTTGACAAGGCTATCAAAGAAAGTATGTACGGCGTACCATTCCCGCCGTATGCGTTGACAAACAACAATGCAAAAATTAAAAACACTCGGAAAAGAATTGCCGAACTTGAAAGACTGAAAGAAACGGCTACAGAACAGACGAATGAAACATATAATACAGATTTATTTGAGGTTATTGAAAATGCTGATATTATGCGTTTACAGCTTAGATTTGACGGTAAGCCTGATGCAGATACAAGAACCGTTCTGAAACAAAACGGATTTCGATGGTCGCCATCTAACGGTGTATGGCAAAGACAACTTACTGACAACGCAAATTTTGCGTTGGAGAGAGTGATTAAAGAATTGAAAGTGAGGTAGAAGAATGAAAGGTATTAAAAATATCACCGTTAATTACGATAACGGCGAAATAGAAACCTTAAATAAAGGTGTAGTTGTTGGTTTTGATGAAATCGACAACGAAGAAGAAACTATCAAGGTCAGCTATCGTATGTGCGATATTAAAGGCAATGATTTGTATTTGATTGTAAACGCTGTTATTGCGTTGGCACAGAAACTTGGTATGCTTGACGAGGAGGAGCGTGATACGGATTGACGGTTAAAGATTATTTATATTCTGTCAGGGTTTCGGATAAGCTGATCAGAACGAAAGAACACGAGCTGTCAAAACTTAGGCTGAATATTGCACAAGTATCGGTTAAGCAGAACGAGCCTGTTAAGACATCGGGAGTGAATGACCCTATGCGGATTGTGGACAGGATTGCAGACCTTCAGGCTGAAATCAATCGGGAAATTGACAATCTTGTGCGGTTGAAAACTGAAATCCGCAGTAAAATCAACGCACTTGACGATTACCGTTACATTGCAATTTTGACCGAGTATTACATAAATTGTCAGAGGTGGGAGGATATTGCCGAGAGTATGGAAATGAGCGTAAGGCATACCCTGAGATTGCACGGCGAAGCGTTACAGGCGTTCCGAAAAAAGTTCGATTTCTCGTAAAATTATTTTGAAATGTCATTGAATGTCACCCTTACCCTGCGTATAATGGTATTATGAAAGTTTGACAAATAGGACATATAAAAAAACTCTCCTAAGATAAAAAATCGCACAGACCGCTCTCGTTTGAGGGCGGTTTTGTGTTGTGAGGTAAAATTGATGTATAAAGACAAATGCGGTACAGGTTACGAAAATAGCACAAGAGCGATTTTTCAGGGTGCAGGAGAATATGACATCCCGATTATCAAGCCTACAAAAATTACTGAAAACAAATTCATTGGATTTAACGAAATTTTAAGCAGTAAGCAAAGTGATTGCGGAGTACATTTTTTTCTTGACGATTACCAGTTTCAGAGGTTGTGGAATACACCCGACAGGTACATTGAAAAGCTACAAAATTTTAATTGTGTGTTGTCGCCTGATTTCAGTCTTTACACTGATTATCCGACAGCGTTGCAAATTTATAATCACTATCGCAAACATTGGATAGGTGCATATTTACAACTCTACGGCATTGAGGTGATACCTACAATTTGTTGGAGTGATGAAAAGAGTTTTGAATGGTGTTTTGACGGCGAACCTATTGGCGGTACTGTTGCCGTGTCAAGTGTCGGCACACAGAAAAACAAGATTGCCAAAGAACTGTTTTTGAAAGGCTACAAAGAAATGATTGAACGCTTACAGCCTGAAACAATTATCTTCTACGGCAGAGTCCCCGAAGAATGCAAGGAGAACATTATCAACATCAAATCATTTCAGGAAAAATTCAGGAGGTCAGAATAATGGGCGGAAGAGGCTCTTCAAGCGGTATAAGTGATAGGGGCAAGAAGTACGGTACAGAATATCACACAGTTGCTCAATTTGGTGAAATAAAAGTAATTCGTATGAATGGTAATACTTCGATAAAAGCTCCTATGGAAACTATGACAAAAAATAGAGTGTATGCTACTCTTGACAAACAGAGCAACATCAAAAGTGTTACTTTTTATGACAACTACGGCGAAAGAATAAAACAAATTGACGTTAAAGGTAGACCTCATAATGGAATGATGCCACATACCCATTTGGGCTATGAACATAATGAAATTGGAGATCGTCAATTGACTGATAAAGAACAGAAATATGTAAGTGTATTATTGAATAAATGGGAAAGAAAAAGAAAACACTTGAATATTTAGAAATTTATTGATATAATATTATAAACGCAGGGGATAGTTTAAATAGGAAAACAGTTTTTACAGATTCCGGTGCAACTCCGGAAACCTGTGTTTAAAGACAGTACAGAAATGTGCTGTCTTTTCTTTTGCTGATTTTTAGAAAGGGCGGTGGTACCGTGAAAGACAAATTAAATGCAAGGCAGAGGAAGTTTGCGGAATATTATGCGCAGAGCGGTAACACCGTTCAGAGTGCGATACAGGCAGGATATTCAGAAAATTACGCAAACGCAAGAGCGTATGAATTGTTGGAGAATGTTGGAGTTTCAAAATACATCAAACAGCTGTCCGACAGGCTCAAAGATGAGCGCATTATGAGTGCAAAGGACAGACAGGTTGCTTTGTCCGACATTGCAAGGAATGACGGGCAGGACACCTCCGACAGAATCAGGGCGATTGACACGCTCAACAAGATGACGGGCGAATACACCGTTAAGGTTGACGCAAAGGTTGAGCAGTCCGAAAAGCTATCCGATGTGTTCAGACAGTTGGGTGGTGAGGGACTGAGTGAGTAACAAATTTCCGCTGTCACAAAAGTATATCGACTTTATCAACACAACAAATGTGTCGGCTGAATTTCTTGAAGGCACTACAGCCTCAGGAAAAACAACAGTCGGAGCAGGCGTTAAGTTTATGCGAATGGTGTCGCAGTCGCCGAAGAAGCTTCACGCAATTGCCGCCAAAACTACGGGCAAGGCTGAGGAAACGATAATTCAACAGGACAACGGTATTCTTGACTTACACCGTAACGCAATTTACTGTGGCAACGGCGACAAGGACTACAAGCTCCCGCATATCAAGTTTGAGGGCAAAATTATCTATGTTCTCGGTTACAGCAGTCGGGATAAGTGGGAAATGGTTCTCGGTGCACAGTTTGGCTGTGTGTATATTGATGAGATAAACACCGCCGATATTGAGTTTATCCGAGAGATGTCAACCCGAAATGACTATTTGCTTGCAACGCTTAACCCCGATGACCCGTCTTTGCCTGTTTACAAGGAATTTGTGAACCGTTCAAGACCGTTTAAGAAATATGCAAAAGATGTTCCGCCCGAGATTATGACGGAGCTTACCGAAGAACCTGTACCGAATTGGCGGTATTGGTTCTTTTCTTTTGCCGATAATTTAAGTCTTACACCCGAACAGATTGAAAAGAAAAAGAACTCTGCACCGAAAGGTACAAAGCTCTATAAAAATAAAATCTTAGGTTTGCGAGGCAGGGCAACAGGTCTTGTGTTCCCGAATTTTGAGAGGGCAAGACATATCAAATCAAAAGAGTGGGCAGAAAAGTTTTTGAACTGTAACCGCAAGTCGGAACACTTTGTTCAGTTCACCGCAGGTCTTGATACCGCCTATTCGCAGAAGTCGCCTGACACTATCGCAATGACATTTTACGGCATTACCAATCACGGCAAGTGTGTTCAGCTTGATGAAAGAGTTTATAACAACGCTGAAATGCAAACGCCTATTGCCCCGAGTGACACGGTGAAGAATTTTATTGATTTTCTTGACCGCAACCGTGATGAATGGGGCTTTGCACGCACGGCTTTTATTGACAGCGCCGACCAAGCGACTATTACCGAATTTCAAAAGTATAAGCAACAGCACGGCTGTGTCTATGACTTTGCAAATGCATGGAAGAAAACGAAGATTATCGACCGAATCAATCTTGTACTCGGCTGGCTTGCCACCGACTGTTATTTTGTGCTTGAACATTGTAAAAACACGATTGCCGAGTTTGAAATTTACAGCTGGCGAGAGGATAAAGACAACACACCCGAGGACGGTCACGACCATTGCATTAACAGCGGTCAATATGCGTGGCTGCCGTTTAAAAATATTATTGGAAGTGAAATAAATGGGGCTGATTAACAGAATGGCTGAATCTATCAGATCGGGAATTAAAAACTTTTTGCAGATTACTCCTGCAAGCGACAAAACAATTACCGTTACCGAAACAAGCAATCATCTGACCGAGTGCTTTATCAATCGCATTTGGTATTGGGGCAACAGCAGACAGCTTGCGGAGCTGTACAAGCAGATTGATACAAACAAAACTATGTTTTGGGCGGCAAAAAGCACAAAGGGGCTTGAAATCCGTAAAATACACACGGGCTTGCCGGCACTCATCTGCGAAACGCTTGTGAATATCGTAATTGCCGACTACAACGGCACAGATGTTACAAGCAAAAATTCAACCGCTTATGCAGAGCGTTGGGAAGATATTGAAAAGCAGAACAAATTGTCCGACACGGTTAAGCAAATGCTCCGTGACCTATGTGTTGTCGGTGACGGTGCTTTTAAGGTCAGCTTTGACACGGCTGTATCAGATGTTCCGATTGTTGAATGGTATCCTGCCGAAAACATCGACTTTACATATGTGCGCGGCAGAATCCGAGAGGTTAAGTTTTACACCGATTACACGCAAAAACACCGCCGTTACCGTTTTGAAGAAACATACGGTTACGGCTATATTCATTATGCTTTGTACGATGACAACGGCAAAGAGATTGACCTGCACACGGTTGACGCTCTTTCGTGGATTGATTCAAAGGGCGTTACATTTGACGAATCATATATGTGGGCTGTACCTGTCCTTTACGGCAAATCGTGCCACAAGGGCAGAGGTGCGGGCATTATCGGCATAAAAACAGACGCTTTCGACAGCCTTGATGAAGTGTGGTCACAGTGGATGGACGCACTCAGAGCCTGCCGAACAAAGCAGTATGTGCCTGGTTGCCTTGTTCCGAGAAATCCCGAAACCTGTCAGCCGATGTCGCCAAATCCGTTTGACAACCGATTTATCACCGTGGGCAACGATATGTCTGAAAACGGCAACGGCAACAGAATTTACACCGAAAGTCCGCAGATTCAGCACGAAAGCTATTTGAGTTCATACATTACTGCCCTCGACCTCTGCTTACAGGGCATTATATCGCCGTCAACTCTCGGCATTGATACGAAGAAGCTTGATAATGCAGACGCTCAGCGTGAAAAGGAAAAGACAACCCTTTACACAAGGCAGAACCTTGTGAAAATTACGCAGAACGCACTTCAAAGCCTTGTTGCAGTTGTACTCAATGCAGACGGTGAACTCAACGGCAAGGGCATTGTTGAGGGCTTGGAGGTGTCCGTAAACTTCGGCGAATATGCAAATCCGAGCTTTGAAAGTCAGGTTGAAACCGTGTCAAAAGCAAGACAGGGCGGTTTGATGTCAGTTGAAACCTCGGTTGACGAGCTTTACGGCGACAGCAAGTCGGAGGATTGGAAAGCCGAAGAGGTGCAGAGAATTAAGGAAGAACAGGGCATTGCAGGCGAAGAAGAAAAATCGGAGCTTGACGATGTGGACCTTACCGACACGGGCAATGAACCCGATAAACCCGAAGATATCGCAAATCAGGACGATGACAGAAAATGAGTAAGCAATGAGTGATTACAATATCAGAGAAGCCTTTGAAAAAATCGAAGATGAACTGATTGACAGCATGATGAGAAATTTCAGCCGTCACAGAGCCGAAGAAGATAAAAATAATTTTTGTTGGACACAATGGCAGGCTGAACAGCTCAAAAGTCTTGAAGAGTACCGTAAGCACAACGCAAAGAAATTCGGCAAGCGTTTCAAAACCATTAACAGCAAGGTTGAAGAGATGATTCGCACCGCCAAAGCTGACGGAAATGCAAGTCAGGAGGCAGAAATTCTTGAAGCTGTCAAGGACGGTTTCAAAGCCCCGAAAAAGCCGTCAGCACACAGCACAGCCGAGTTTTTTAAGGTGAACGACCGTAAACTTGACGCACTCATAAAATCGACCACAGACGATTTTAAAAGGGCAGAAACGGCAGTTTTGCGTATGAGCAACGACAAGTACCGCAAGGCGATTTTTAACGCACAGGTTGCAATGAACACGGGTGCGGTTACATACGAAAAAGCCGTTGATATCGCCTGCAAAGATATGCTCAACGCAGGTCTAAATTGTGTGGAATACAAAAACGGTGCAAGGCATACGCTCTCGGATTATGCGGACATGGCGGTTAAAACGGCCAACAAAAGAGCCTATCTGCGTGGTGAGGGCGAAAAGCGAGCCGAATGGGGAGTATCCCTCGTTGTTGTGAACTCAAGACAGGGCGGCTGCCCCGATTGTGCAAAATATATCGGCAAGGTGTTTATTGACGATGTTTATTCAAACGGCAAAAAGTCAGACGGAAACTATCCGCTTCTCTCAACCGCAATCAAGAACGGTTTGTTTCATCCGAGATGTAAGGACAGCACAAGTACATATTATCCCGAACTTGATGATTTGGACGCACCGTTGTCTGAAGATGAAATCAAAGAGCTTGACCGTCAGCGAGGAATTGAGGAAAAACAGCAGTATGCACAGCGTCAGGCAGAACGCTTTGACCGCCGTGCTGAATACAGCCTTGATGGAGACAATAAACGAATAGCCCAAACCCGAGCCGATGAGTGGCACGATAGGGCTGATATGCTTGAAGAAAAGGCGAAAAAAGCAGGGAATAGTTTGCCTGAATCTGTTGCAAAATCTCAAAAAACTGTTATAATGAAATCAGGAAGTGATGTTGTGGCTCTTGAAAATCAGCGTTATGGACGCAATAAAAGTACGCTTGTTAATAAAACTTATGTTGACAGCGGCGAATATAAACGCAAGTATGATAGTGCTACTGATAATAAAGAAGTCAACAAGTCACTTTACGATTGTGCTAAAAAAGCATTAAAACACAGAAGCGGAACGGCTTTTGAGGATATGTATTGGATTGACGGTGAAACAGGAAGAGTTATGTTATCTGTAACCGACAGTGCTGATGAACGAACAATAACATATACCGATAGAATAAAGAAATGTATTCAGACAAATAATAATGTTGTAACAATTCATACACACCCAAGTAGTATGCCACCAAGCATTGAAGACTTTAATTCCTGTGCTAATAACGGATATGCTAAATGTTTTGTGGCTTGTCACAATGGCGTACTTTACGGGTATCACTCCAATGAAATGATTAACCCAAAGCTTTATAATTTGTACATTCAAAAATATATGAATGGCGGTTTTTCTGAAATGGAAGCTCAAGTAAAAACTATTAAAAAATTATCACAGTCATTTGATATTAATTTTTGGGAGGTGTCTTATAATGGCTGATAAGAAGTATTTCATTGATGATAGAATTATTATTCCTGATGAAATAAAAAATATGACAAATGAAGAAATAGATGCCGAAATAAAAAGACTTGAATCAGAAATTATGATTGTGAAAAACGAGAAGATAAAACGAACACAAAGAGAAACAGCATAAATCTTAACCGCTCCGTAAAAAGGGCGGTTTTGTTGTTTAACTTGCCGAGAATATGTTCAGAGTAAGAAAAACGGCTTGTTTACGGCATTATTTAACTTGCCTGCAACTTGCCAAAGCAAAACTTAATACATCAAATCAGCACTTTGAGAAATCAGAGTGCTTTTTTATTGCATTTAAACCCGTCGATTTCGACCGGTTTAGAAAGGTGGTGACAGAATGAAAATCAGAGTAACAACAGCATTTAATGACAGGCAGAACGGCTATGTAACCCGACCTGTGAATGAAGTTTTTGAATGCTCCGAGCAGAGAGCAAAGGAACTCATTGACGGCGGTTTTGCAGAAGAGGTCAAGTCTGACGCTCCCAAAAAGCCGAGAACCAAAGCAGTTAAAACAGAAAAAACAGAAAAAGCGGATTAAGCACTTTACGAATATGTAAGGTGCTTTTTTATTGTCCGAAGACATTAAACTACGGGAGACACCGTGCAAAACTGAAACAGAGAGACACTCTATAAACTGATTACGGGAGACACCCGAAAAACTGAAAGGATATGAAAAAAATGGCAGAACCAAATCCAACACCAACCCCCAATGAACCGACACCTGCACCGCAGGGAAACGCTCCTGCCTTTGATTATGACAAGCTCGCAAGCCTTATTACAGGCAAACAGAGCGTGACAGAGGACACCGTTTTGAAGTCATATTTTAAGGAGCAGGGATTGTCAGCCGATGAGATGAAAGAGGCTATCGGTGCTTTTAAAAAGCAGAAAGCCAAGAACACTCCCGACTTTGCAAAAATGCAGTCGGAAGTTGAATCCGCAAACAACGCAAAACTTATGGCAGAAGTCAACCAATCGGCAACCCTCGAAGCCGTAAAACAGGGCGTTGACATTGCAACAGTTCCTTATGTGCTTAAAATTGCAGACTTTTCAAAGGCTGTGACAGACGGCAAGGTCAATGCGGAAAAGCTGACAGAGGCTGTTAAAAAGGTGCTTGACGATATTCCCGCACTCAAGGGCAAACCTGCCGAGAACGGCACAGGAGTTAAGAAAATCGGCGGTGACGGCAACGGTACATCGGACGGTACAAAACCAAAGGCAAATGTTCCTACCAAAAAATGGAACAGATTTAATATTTAACCAAAGAAAGGATTGAAAAATTATGGCAAACACAAATAACTATGCCGAGCAGTTCAGCCCTGACCTGCTCGAAATTCTCGTTCAGGGCACACTCACATCACCATTCATCACTTCAAATGTAAAGTGGGTTGGTGCAAGAACATTCCACTTCACACAGATGAGTACATCAGGCTTTAAGAACCACAATCGCAACGGCGGTTGGAACAAGGGTAAGTATGTTCAGACCGATGTTCCGTTCACCTGCGAACACGACCGTGACATTGAGTTCCTCGTTGATAAGGCAGATGTTGATGAAACAAATTCGACTGCAAGCGTTGAGGACATTTCAAAGACATTTGAACAGACACAGGTTGCTCCCGAAACAGACGCACTTTTCTTCTCAAAGGTTGCAACAAAGGCTCAGGCAACAGACGGATATCATTCTTCAACAAAGACATCGGAGTGGACTAAGGAGAACGCTTATTCAAAGCTCAAAACAATTCTCTCTGCCGGCAAGCTCCGCAGATACAAGGCAAGAGGCACACTTGTTGCCTATGTGATATCTCACATTATGGACTGCCTAGAACAGTCAACAGAGTTCACTCGTAAGATTGAGCTTACACAGATTGCAGAGGGCGGTATCGGCATTGAAACAAGAGTGACCGAGATTGACGGTTGCCCTATAATCGAGGTTATTGACGATGAGCGTTTCTACGATAACTTCAACTTTAACCCCGATGACGGCGGTTTTGAGCCTGCAACAGGCGCTCACAAAATCAATGTTCTTGTTGCCTGCGGTGAAACCTGCAAGACTGTTCCGAAGATTTCAAGCATTTACTTCTTTGCTCCCGGCTCGCACACAGAGGGTGACGGCTGGCTCTATCAGAACCGTTCACTTTCCGACACATTCGTATTCCCGAACGGCAAGGACGGCAAAATTGACAGCATTTATGCCGATGTTGACACAACGGCGGTTGCGTAATGTATGCCGATTACATTGAACATCAGGGCGGAGATGAAAACAGTATTATCTCTGCCGAACACATTGATGTTCTGACTTTTGACCGCATTGATTTTGAAAAACTTTCGGAAATGCAGAAGAGAATCATCGGCAGAGTGCATAGCAGACTTACTGCTTTTGAAGAAGAAAATGCCGATATGATTTCTTCCTACCTGAAAAGCTATTCAATCAACGGCACATCAATGGAATTTGGTGCAAGCTGGAACTTAATGTGTATCAGCGGAGTGGCAATTCCTGCCGACCTCTATGCGTTGCTAAAATCAACAGGACTTTGTTATCCTGCAATCTGAAAGGTGCGTGAAAACCGTGAAATTTCCGTCACTTGTAAAAAAGCAGTTTTGCAAAACTCCTGTCGAGGTCAGAATCTACGGTGAGGGAATAACCGAGGACGGCTCTCCTGTTATCGCATTTGAGTGCAAAAACCTGTATCCCTCCGAAAATCTTTATCCGTCAAATATATTATGCGGAGGCAACGCTGTGTGCAATGTGCAGTCAAAGGCAAAGACGGTCTATACCAAAGAGCAGAAGATTGTTCAGGTGTCGGCTGTCTTGCTTTTTGACGGCGATATTGCCCCCGACAGCCCCACTTTAAGCGGTGGCTTTGTAATCCTTGACGGCGTAAAACGAAACATCGTACAGGGTACAAAACACCGCAACCCCGACGGCACAGTTAATTTTACGGAATTGGATGTGATTTAATGGGATTTTCGGTATCATCAAAAATCAAACTCAATATGCCTGTTGTAAAACAGCTTGATAGGGCAAAGCAACAGGCTCTTGAACAGACAGGTGACGCACTTCTTACACAGGTGAAAAACACGCAGGTAATGCCGTTTGATACGGGCAATCTTCAGAACGAAAACACCTTTGAAGATTGTGCGCAGAGTTGGAACGGCACGGTTAAAATAGTGTCAAGCACTCCGTATGCAAGGCGGTTGTATTTTCATCCCGAGTATAATTTCAGCCGTAAGGAAAACATTGCCGCCGGCGGTAAATGGTTCTCACCGTGGCTTGAGGGCGGTACACGGCAGAATTTTTGCAGTCGGGCATTTGCAAGATTATACAGAAAGGAAGCAGGACTTTGATTTACTTATCGGACATCAGAGATTGGCTCAAAAGCGTTACCTCAGCCGAGCATTATTACATTGGCAAGCTTGACAACAAGCAGGACAGGTCAATCGGTGTGTATTCATTAAAGCAGTCGGGAACACCCACAAGGTCAATCGGCGGTGAAAGCACCTACGATACAATAAGCGTGTCTTTGCTTATCCATTACAACGACAACGCAAGAGAAACCGAGGAGTTTGCACGCAGACTTTACGAAACGCTTTACGGCATTAAAAATGTTGAAATTAAGGAACACAAAATCTATATAATCGAACTGCTCACGGAAGAACCCGTTGATGTGGGAACAGACGACAAGGGTGTGTATGAGCAGGTCATTGAAGTTAAATTTTATTACGAAAGGAAGTAATTTTATGGCAAAAGTTGAATCGGGAGTATTCCCGTGCTATGAAAATCAGTTTGCGGTTGGCAAGGCAGGAACAGAATCCGCCACGACAAATATTGCTAACTGCGAAGAATTTTCCGTTGCATTTGACAACGGTGTCGAGGAATGGACAGCTTTTGAAAACGAGGGCTGGAAGTCAAGGCTTATGACAGCAAAGTCAATCACAATTTCGGTAAAGGGCAAGCGTACAATCGGTGATGCAGGCAATGACCAGATTGCTGCCCTTGCATTTGAAAACGGCAGAAAGGCAGAAGTTTCGTTTATGTGGACCTTCCCCAACGGTGCAACCGTCCTCTTTAAAAATGCAGTTGTATCCGTTACATCAAACGGTGCAGGCGCAAGTACGGGTGCTGCTCCGCTTGAATTTGAAGTTATGTCAAACGGCAAACCCGTATATACAGCAGCCGCTTAAAAAAACGAAAGGAATGAACGATTATGTCAAAGTTAATTGATATTACAGACAAGCTTAATTTTGAGGAAAAGCCGAGTGTCAGAGTTAAAAATGTTGACCTTGCAATCAACAATGACGCAGTTTCAATGCTCAAAGTTGCGGCACTTTTTGAGGACGGCAACGGTAAAAGTAAAGATGTTATCGAAATGTATCATCTTCTTTTTGATGAATCCGAGAGAGAAAAGATTGAAAAGTTAAAGCTGAATATGCACGATTTCAACGCCCTTATCAGCGAATCTGCCAAAATTGCAACAGGCGATTTGACTGACGAGGGGGAAGTTCAGACCCCGGCTACGACCTGATTGATGACTTTGATTTAATCGTGTCGAGCTTTCGCTCGGAGTACGGGGTCAGCATTTATTCAAAGGATTTTGCAAAAATGAGTTGGAATGAGTTCTGCTCACTTCTGCAAGGCTTAGGACCCGAAACACCGCTTGCAAGAACGGTTCAAATTCGCCTTGAAACCGACAAAGAGGTCTTGAAAAACTTTACTTCGTCACAGCATAAAATCCGCAACAAATGGCGGTCAAGGAATGTAAAGCACTATTCAGACGAAGATATGAACACCGTTCTTGCAGAATTCCAAAACTTCTTCGCTAATCTGTAAATTTGTACATAATTTTCGCTGTATCTACAAAATTCTTGACAATGTTAATACATAGTGATAAAATGTAACATACACTAACAAATTTATTAAGGAGAGTGTATGTTTATGAAATGTCCACATTGCGGAAACGAATTAAAGGACGATGCAAAATTTTGCGACAAGTGCGGTGCAGGCTTTGGCGGAAACGATTCAATCTCGGCAACCGTAAATCCTGCAAATGCAAAGAAGAAAATTTACAAGCGTTGGTATTTTTGGGTTATTATCGTTGTTGCTATTATGATTGTTGGCGGTGTAAACGGTGCAATTAACGGTAACAGCAGCTCAAACAAATCAAAGCAGGAAACTACTGTTGCAAATCAGAGTTCAGAAAAAGCAACTGAAAAAGCGACTGAAAAAGCGACAGAAGCACCGACCACAAAAGAAGTTGCAACAGAAAAGCCTACTAAAGACCCGAAGAAGGTTGAAAAAGAATTTAAAGACGGTTGCAAAACAATCGACTTTAAAACTCTTTCAAGAAACCCTGACAAGTACAAAGGTAATGACTACAAGTTTGAAGGTAAGATTATTCAGGTTCAGGAAGGCTGGGGCGATTCGGTTGACCTGAGAATCAATATAACCAAAGAAGAAAATGAGTATCTTGATGAACCATTGTGGACTGATACAATCTACGCAACTGTAGAAATTCCTGACGGTGCGGACAAACTCCTTGAAGATGATGTAATCACATTCTGGGGAACTTGTGACGGCGACTATACATATGAAACCGTAATGGGCAACAATGTGTCACTTCCGAAAATCGACATCAAATACTACGAACTCAACAAATAAAACAAAAAGCCACTCCAAACGGGGTGGCTATTCTTCTGCAATTTTTTTAAGCGTACATCATAACGGTGTGCGCTGTTTTTATGCCTGTTTTTAAAAAATCTAAAATGAAAGGAAGTGGTGAATATAGCGACAAAGGCGGGTGAAATTGAGCTTGATGTCAGGCTTACGGGTGATGATATTTCCAAAACATTGCATAAGATTTCCGATTCAATTACAAAAAAGTTTGATTCGGCATTTTCAAGTCTTTCAAAAGATTTTGAAAATGTAAGCACGGATATGAAACAATCTTTTTCTAAGGTTGCGGAGGGTGTTTCTCAGAAAACCGAGAAAGAGTTTTCAAACATCAAAGGCAGCGGTGAGCAGTTAAGCAATTCGGTTTCATCTTCGTTTAAGAAAATCGGTGCGGCTGTGGTTGCCGCCTTTTCCGTTGCCAAAATCAAGGAGTTCGGTCAGCAGTGCATTGAATCGGCTGCGGAAGTCAATGCGGCAAATTCGCAGTTTGAGCAGACATTCGGCACAATGCAGTCGCAGGCAGAATCAGCCATTCAGAGCGTTGCCAATCAGAGCGGTATTCTTGAAACCCGATTACAGGGTGTCGGCACAAGCATTTATGCCTTTGCAAAAACTACGGGTATGGACAGTTCAAGTGCTTTGGGAATGATGCAGGAGGCTTTACAGGTAACAGCCGACAGTGCCGCATATTACGACCGTTCGCTTGAAGACACCGCAGAAAGCCTGAAATCGTTTTTGAAAGGCAACTTTGAAAATGACGCCGCACTCGGTTTGTCCTGTACTGAAACCACACGAAATGCGGCGGCTAATAAGCTGTATGGCAAGTCATTTACGGATTTGTCGGAATCGCAGAAACAGCTCACGCTTTTGCAAATGGTCAAGGACGCTAATCAGCTTTCGGGTGCTATGGGACAGGCAAGCCGTGAAGCAGACGGTTGGGAGAATGTAACTGGCAACCTCAGAGAAAGTTGGAAACAGCTCCTTGCCGTAGTCGGTCAGCCTATTCTTCAGGTGGCAACTCAGGTTGTAAAGCGGTTGAGTTCCGCACTTGCAACTTTAACGGAATATGCCAAAGGTGCGGTTGAATCGCTTTCAAAGGTCTTCGGCTGGGATACAGGCAACAACACCGCAAGCAATATCAAATCTGCGTCCGATTCTGCCAAAAGCCTTACGGATACGGCAGATGACAGTTCAAAGTCGCTTGATAATGTTCAGAAAAGTTCCGAAAAAGCAAAGAGAAGTGTTGCGGGCTTTGATAAGCTGAATGTGCTTTCAAGCTCTGACAGCTCATCTTCAAAGTCAGACACCTCCTCATCAAAAAGCTCTTCAGGCGGTTCATCGGGCGGAGCTGTTGCAAAGAATGTTGTCAAGGACACAAGCAAAAACCTTTCGGGGGCATTCAAAAATCTATACGAAAAAAGCGGATTCAAAGGCTTTGTCGAGAATGTACAGAAAGGTATTAACAAGGTTGATTGGTCAGCTATAGGCAAGAACTGCAAGACCGTTTTTGATAATGCTGTTCCCATAGTTCAAAAGGCATTCGGCACAATGCAAAAGGTCGGTTCTGCAAAACTCGGGGCAATCGGTTCTGCATTCGGAGCGGTTGCGACAATCGGCGGAAAGTCGTTTCAGACCATTTCAGGCGGTGTTGCAAAGTGGATTTCAAAAGACAGGGAAAAGATTATCGGCTTTATCGACACCATAGGCAACAATCTTACAAACGGCTATAACAACCTTTCAATCTTTTTTGATAATTTCGGTACACTTGCAGGCAATGCAATTGACAATGTTCGCCCTCAAATGGAAGAATCAATTTCCAATCTTTTAAGCGGTCTTACAACCTTTGCGGGCTCAGTCGGCGAGGTCGTTTCGGGTGCGTTTTCAATCGCAACCGAAAGCCTTGTTGAATGGACTGAAAATGACGGTGCAACAATCACTGAATTTCTCGAAAATTTACAATTGCAGTTTGCAGATGTTTTTAATCTTGTCGGTCAGATTTTCGGAGATATCGGAACAGTTATCAGCAAATGGTGGAACGGCAGCGGACAGCAGATTTTTCAGAATGTCTGCAATATGTTTACCAATATTGGCACAACCCTGATGAATGTTTACAATCAATGGATTAAGCCTGCGTGGGATTTTATCGTAGCAATCGTAAAGTCAGCTTGGGAAAACTGGCTTAAGCCTGTTTTTGAGGGTGCAATAAATTTCTTCGGCAAGGTTGCAGACTGTGTTTCGACCGTGTGGAATAACTTCCTGTCACCGTTTGTAAACTGGCTTGTCAGCTTTTGGGGACCTATATTTCAGAATGTTTTCAATGCCGTAAAAAGAGTGTTTGATAATGTGTTTACATTTATCGGTGAGTTGGTTACCTCTATACAGAAAACATTCGGCGGTCTTCTTGACTTCATCACAGGTGTTTTCTCAGGCGATTGGAACAAAGCATGGCAGGGCATCTATGACTTTTTCAAAGGTATTTGGGACGGCATTTGCGCCGTGTTTAAGTTCATTATAAACGCAATCATTGACGGCATAAATGCGTTGTGGACTGGTATTTATAACTTTGTTTCGGGCGTTGTTAATTCAATCGGCGGATTAGCCGGTATTATCGGAGCGGCATTTGGACAGGATTGGAGCTTTTCAATGCCTGAAAATCCGCCTCTCATTCCGAGATTTGAAGAACCCACGGAATCACCGGCACGAAAATTTGCAAAAGGCGGTATTGTTAAAGCTCCGACACTTGCTGTTGTCGGCGATAATGCAGGTGCTAACAGCGGCAATCCTGAGGTTATTTCTCCGCTCAACAAGTTGCAGGGTATGCTCGACAATTCGGGCGGTCAGGATACCGTGATTCTTACGCAAATTCTTGACCTGCTTAAACGCATTTATGAAATGTTCATTATCTTCCGCAATAACGGCGGCAACACTTATTTGTTTACGGCAGAACTTGAGGGTTCAACGCTTTTTGAAGAAATGATAAGGCAGGATGAGCTTTACAGACGCAGACACAACGGTAAATCCGCATTTGCATAAAGGGGGAATGATATGTCAAATTATAACGGCTATTTGCTTAAATTCGGCAACAACATCATGCCAAATAAGTACATTACCGCATTTTCGTCAACTCCGAATCAGCGACTTGAAACTTCTGCGGAACGAGATCAGATAGGTACACTTCAAAGGGCAACGCTGCCAAATTACAAAACCAAAATTTCGTTTTCAACTCATATTCTTCATCTTGACGAAAAGATTGATTTTCAGTCGATTATCAACCTCTCAATGGCAAATAAGTTACAGAGAAAGTGCAGGGTAACTTATTGGAACGATGAAACGAACAGCTATTACACCTCTTATTTTTATATTCCCGATATTGAATATACCGTAATGAATGCCGAAAAAAGTGATATAACCTATCAGCCGATTACGGTTGAGCTGATTGAGTATTAAGGGGTGATTCTTAAAAATGCTTGTATCTAAAGAAATTGCTGATAAGCTGAAAACAAACACACTTTACAACACCGTTGCCCTGCATTCTCCTGACGGCAGTTTTGAGGATATAATCGGCGAAAGTATCGTGCTTGACAGTTTTTCGCTTGAAAATGAAATCATTGAAAAAGAATTGAAATTCGGCGGTTGCATAGCCTCTGAAATGAGCGTGAAACTCATTGATTATGATTGCTCGGCTTTGATAGGAAAGACTGTACAGGTCATCATAACTGCAACATATCTTGAATCGGAGCTGTATCCGTCAGATGATTTGTACCCGTCAAATACTCTTATTTGTCCTGTCGAAACAGGAACGGTTGAATGTCCTGTTTTCTACGGCAAAATTCAGTCGGCTCAAAGAGATAAAAAACAGCGTAACATCGTCAAAATCACAGCCTATGACGCTTTTTATGATATGTCAAAGGTGGATGTGTCTTTGTGGTTTGCAGGCAAAGAGAACGAGGACGGCAGTTTTGGTTATGGTTATGCTCACTATGCAAAAGACGAAACTTTTATGCATCTATACAGCGCCCTTTATGATAAGTGGGAAGATTACGGTGTGGAGGCTGTTTCATACTTGCCGAAACTTGATATTTTAAGTTTGCCTCTTAATTTTGATGATGCCTGCGTGGAAAAGGTTATAAAGAATATTTCCCTATCAGATTTAATTCAGGCTTATGCGGAATTATCCTTGTGTTTTGCGATGATTGACCCTAAATACGGGAATCTTGAATTTTTATCGCTCTACGGCAAACAGTCGGCAGATACCGTTGATTCATACAAGGACCTGTCTTTTGAGGATTACGAACTTGAACCTATCCGTATGTACAGTGCTAAGTTTGCCGATAAAAAAACATATTTGTATGGCAACAGTAACGATTTTTCGTGGTATGTTTCCGATAATATTTTGATGAGGTGCAGAACAACAGCAAGTGATATCGGTGCTAAATATAATTCTGCTAATTTTTTTGGCAGTGTATATAAATACCGCCCGACAAAAATTAAGCTGTTTTCGTATTGGTGGCTTGAGGCAGGCGATAAGTACACAATTAAAACTCCGTTTAAGGATTTGCCGACAATCGAAACATTTGTGTTCAATAAGAAAATGGACGGATTTATAACTACCCTCACATCAAAGGGTGAAAAGCGATTAGGAAAGGAAATAAAAGAGAATGGACAAATACAATAAAATCGGCTTTGTGAACGGCTCTGCTCCTGCTCTCAATGCCGACAACCTCAACCATATGGACGAGGGGATTGAACGGGCAACAGACGGAGCAATTGCACTTGAAACCGAAATAGCCACGGCAAGAGGTGATTCTGCCGACCTGAACACACGCTTTACCGCTGAGGAAGCAAGCCTTGAAACCGTGAAGTCCGAAATAGCCACGGCAAGAGGCGGTCAAAATTCACTTGGAGCAAGGCTTGATACGGTTGACACAAATCTTACGAATAAAGCAAACAAAAGCGACATTGATTCGATTAACTCCCGTTTGCAGAGCACTGAGACAACGCTGAAAAATAAAGCTAACACAACCGATGTGAGCAACGGCCTTGCAAACAAAGCTAATAAAGCTACAACGCTTGCCGGCTACGGTATCACAGACGGAATTAAAGATGCAGCAGGCACGGTCAGAGCTGTCAACTTGGCATATGATGTCAAAAGTAAATTTGATGAAAAAGTAAACAGTAGT